CCTGCGTCTGTAGGGTCTGAAGTCCATAGTGATACATATACTGTTGCTACTGATGTATATGTTGTGTTGCGTAGAGTTGCATTTATAAGTGCGTTCTCTAAAAAGTTACTCATTTCTGCCATGATTTTTCCTTTATCTTGGTGTTACGTTTAATGTGGTATATGCGTATGTTTGACCTAAATCGCTTTTCTTGATATTAGCAATTGCTCTATCATATAAAGCTGACCATGTTGCTACTCTAGGGTCATTCATAAGATACGGTTCTGCTTCTGCTAATGTTGCGTAAAGTAAAGCGTCTGGGTAATATGCTAAGAACAAGTTACTAGCTGTTGTAGTAGAGATAAATGTAGGTTGAGCATAATATAAAATTTGTATGGTGTAATCAGAGTTTTGGCTAGGTGCAAATTGGAACTCTGTGCCTAACATTGTAAAATAGTGTGAACGACCTGATAATGACGTTTGACCATTACGGAAGAACAAGTCAGGTGATTGGAACTCTAAGATAATAGGTGGGTTACCCTGAAAGTGCATCTCTCTTAACTCTAAGAAGTCACTAGGAAACGCTACTTTGTTATCAGAAGGTGTAGTAGTTGCAACCTTTAACATAGCTTCTGTTCGTAAGTCACGACTCATTCTTAACTGTGCCATCTGAATGAAATCAGGGATAACACTTGTTAAGTCTGTACGTGCAAGATAGCTTTCTACCGTTGATACAAAGGTAGTATAGTTTGTAAATGCCATTCGTAATCCTTATTGTTTTTTAACTAATACGATACAACCATTATCTATCTTTACTTGTTTAACTATAGTAAAGCGAGTGCTGAGATGTTTATTCCACCACTCTAAAGGTTGTTGTATAAGATGTGCGTTTCTACCGTCTGGTAATATTTTCATTGCAGGACCAGTATGTATTGTAAATAGTCCGTATTTATCTACTACTCTTTTTAAATCATCTAGCACGTTATCTAGTAATTCAGGTTCTATGTGTTCAAGAACGTCTATACATGTTACAAATTCGTTTGGTTCTGGTGTTTGACTCCATAGTGGGTTACTAGGTTCATACGGAGTGTAGATTACTTCTGATTTAATACTTTCTTTTAGTCTGCATTTACCTGCACCGTAGTCTAATAGACTTGTAATACCAAAACTTTGTATAACATCATCAACAATTGGTGCAAAATACGTACTTGCTATCCCATAGTCAGGGTTCTCATGCAGTTTAGACTGCATTTCTTTGTATTCGTCAGATATTAAGTTGCTCAATGACTTCTTTCCATGTTCTATCATCTTGGTAAATAAGTCTCATGTGTCTATACCAAGGCATACTTGGTTGACCGTATCTCCATTGGTGATATTTAGGTACTAAGCACCATGTTTTAACGCCCATAGCAGCACTACAATGCAATGCTGTAGTATTTACCCCTAAAACCATATCGCAAGCTCCTATGAGAGCTGCTGTATCATCATAATCTTTTGCGTCAGATGCTAATTCTAAGTACTTAACACCTTCAATTTTGCTTTCTACGCTATAGTCTAAGCTAACTAACTGTATATCTTTGCGTTTAAGTAGTGGCTGTAAGTCTTCTTCTGTAAGTTGTCTACCTTTAGAGTTTGTTCTAAACGTACCGCCTTTAGTAGTGATACCTATGACTGTTTTACCCCATGGTTTAAACATGGCTTTCCACATCTCAACCTTATCTTTATCAGGTACTAGAAAAGGAGTCCCAGGAAAAGATTTACTCGTTGGTCTGAAAAACTGGGGTAAGCCACCAATAGCACATCTTGCATCAATTGTAATGTCATTTATCCACTCCGCTTCTTTTGCTTTACGTGTTCCATGAACGATTGCTTTAGGAAAGCTACGTTTAAATAATGTTTCTAATCTTTCATCACAGTCTATGTAGACTTGCTTACTAATGTCTATAGCGTCTGGTATACATGATGCGTAAAATATCTCATCACCTAAACCTTGTTCACCATATATAACTAATGTCTTGTCCGGTGAACCGTCCCATCTTACTTCGTCACCATAAGATAATTCTTTACGGAACTTACCACCTAATGACTTGTTCCATTCTTCCCAACCTTTAACCCATTCACCTTTGGCTAGGTAACTATGAGCTAGGTTTAATTGTGCGTGTAGCTCGTCAGGATTGCACTCTAGAGCCATCTTTGCTGACTTCTCTGCATCATCCCATTTAGACATCTGAACAAGTGAAGCTGAAGCGTTAGCATAAGCTAGTGCATAGCTAGGGTCTAATTCTGCTGACTTTAAGAAGTATTTAATTGCATCATCAAACATATCCATCTCATGACATGCACGACCTAGAGATGTCCATAATGCTTTATTGCTAGGTTGTTCTTGTAATGACCTACGGAATAATTGGTATGCAAATGCAGGCTTATCAGCCATTAACCAAATGTATCCTAGAAAATGTAATGTAGCTGCATCATTAGGATATACCATTAACACTTCGTTAATAATAGGTAATGCAACATCATACTGTTCCTTTTGTATGAGGTCGTGTATTGCTAACTGTACGTTCTTTAATTCGTTTCTGTCCATCTAGTCCTAAAGTGCCACCATTGTTTTCGTAGCTTGCTTATTTTATCGTAAACTCTTTTATTCTTGTCAGACGTTCTATTCTTAACAACACGCTTTCGTGTACTAAATAAACCTTTAACGTTATAGACTATCATCTTGTATTGTCTTTATAGCTTGTTGCCATGTTCCATTACTATAAGCCCATCTTGCTAATTCTCTAGGCTCTAATGTATAACCATAGTCATCAAACCATTTGTCTATAAAAGACCAGTCTTGTTTAATATCATCCACGTTTAGTAGTCAGTTTAAGGTATGGATAGTTTTCGTTTATTTCTTTCATTAACTCTTTTGTTTGGTTAGGGTTATACATGTCTATACCCTTTTGCTTTAACTGCATTTCCACTACTGGTGGAATACTAGCAAAGTGCGCCCATTCTTCTTTAACACCATTATTCCAAATTTCAGGGTTATCTCTGGACTGTTTAATCTTGTCTAACATGCCACTCAAGTCTTGAGTAGAGGTTAGGTAGTATGTATCTTTAGCAGGGTCATAGTCAAAGTACTGACTTACACCTGTTACGCTATTGTGGTCAAATAATATTGGCATAGTATAAATACAACAGAGGGAGAATTAACTCCCTCCATTATATCACATCTAATTACTAAACACCTACGTTTTGCACTTTTGCATGTGCGTCAGGGTTTTGAACTACTAAAGCATATTCTGCTGTTAATAGCCAGTTTGTTGCATCACCAGTCTTAGCAAGTTCTTCTTTGCTTAAAGGGCGTAGTGAAGCTAAACCAACATAACCTGGGTCAACAGCAAGAACTGCTTGGTCACGCATGAAACGGTCAAGTTTCACAGTATGATTACCAAAGTCAGAAACGTAAACGTCTGCTGCACCAGTAATAGTAGCTTGTGTTGTACCTTGAACATTGTTGAACTTAGTAGCAATACCACTAAAGCCAGAGAAACGTGCTTTGTTAGTTGCTGACATAAGGATTAATGATGGCTCGCCACCGTCTGTCCAAGCTAATTGTAAAGCTGACTTTAAGTCTGCTTCAATGAATGTTACTTGAGTACCGTCTGTAGGAGCTGCAACTGTACCGCCTGAAAAACCAGGAGTTGTACCAGATGTAGAACCTGTAGCTAATACTCGGTTAGTAATCCAAGACTCAATACCTGCAGATGAACGAGCTGTTGCTGCACCGCCTGCTGAAGATGCTTGGTTACGTACAATAGCATACTCCATGTCACGTTTCATTTCTTTACCAGCTTTCATAAGTTGGTAAGCAACTTCAGACTTACGACCATACTTACGTACTACGTCATATGTGTTTGAAATTTGAACTGTCTTACGTGAGATTTGAGTATAGTTACCTAATACTGTTGTTGATGCTAATGTTGCGAATGAAGCGTCATCACCTTCAAGTGCTCTGTTAGTCGCTGCTGCTGCTAAAGCGTCTGTTTGCCATTGATGGTATGTTTGACCTGCTGACATTCTTTTTGCTATTGAAAGCAATGGTGTATCTTCTGGAGAAATATCAAAAATGATATCTTCAAATGATTCCGCTATACCTTTACCGGTATAACTATTGGTTGCTGCTGTTGCCATGATTTTTTCCTTTGTAAATTAAAGCATGTTTTCTATAAGTTTTGTAGCCATATCTGACTTACCTGTTTTACGTAATGAATCACGTAATTGACGGTGAGCAGAACTAGCTTCCGCTTTAGTATCTTTAGAACCAGGTTTCACTACTGGTTTAGCACTTGATACTTTTTTCTTTACAGTTGAATTCTGTTGAAGTTTTCGCCATTGCATAGCGTCATGCAATACCTTTACGTGACGAGGGTCAACAATTGAGTTAAGTTCTGCATCTGAAAAACCATAATCCTTGCCAGTAGATAACAACGCTTGGTTAGTCTCAGGACTCCAATTTGGTATCTCTTTTGCTAGAATTTCTTTTCCTTTTGCTATCTTCTCAGACATCAATTGCGTTTGCTTCTGAACG